GCGTAGGCTTCTTCAGGCGTTATTGGAACGTGGTTACCCTTAATCGTAGCAAATGTTGCCTTGTTTGTGTCGCCTCGTGCGTATTTCATTGCGGCTGGTTCGTGAACGCCAAGGGTTGCATCAACCACATGAGACACACTGTCGTGACCAAGTTTGGGTCCAGCGGAGAAACCCGATTGCTGTTCATGTGTCGTAGGAATCCAAACGCCATGATCCTTGTATGCAGGGATGTCCAATCGATTGCCAACGGGCGTTCCCTCTGGAATGTCTTTTGTTTTGCCAAGGAACGGGCGTTGATCTGACTTTAAAGCATTGTGCATTTCTTCATGGGTAGCAGGGCGCGGAACGCTCTCATACGGCATGATTGGCTTGTGCGTGTTTACCAAAGAATCGTAATCTTGCTTGGTAATTTTACCCTCGGTAAGATGACGAGCACCCTCTGTTAGTTCAGGAACACGTTTTACAACGTCCTTATGGGACATATTAATACGGTCGGTTTGCCCCCCCGCCCCACGGTGCAGACTACGGATTACCCGTACTGACTGTGCCAACTTGCGGAGCGCATCATCCATTATTGGTGCCTCTTGTAATCGATGGGATCACGTCGCCCAAAAGCTCATGCACTTGTGGGTCGCTCTCAGGGTGAACCGCAATGTTTTGCGCCAGATCAATCATCTGGATGCGTTCCTTTGCCACGATGTCTTCTTGCTTCAAAGCGGCTGTTACTTGGTCGTTCTTGGCCTTCTGAGCTAGTTCCGCCGCCTTAATCTTTAGCTCAGTCATCTTTGCGTCGGCAAGCTTTTCCTTGATAATCAAGTCAATGCCATCAACTTGCTTCTCATGATCCGACTTGTCGGCGGGAGGCACTACGCCGCCCTCGCCAAACGTCTTGTGAGCCTCAAGGCCAGCCTTGTTGTTGTCCATGTGCAGCTTGGCACCGTCGAGCGCAACTTGCGCCTTGGCCAACATGAGCTTGGTGTCGCTGTCTTGCTTCTTGATCTGCAACTCGGCGATCTTGGCTTGCTCTTGTGGGTTGCTTTGCTGACCCATCGACTCAGGCGGCACCATAAACTGCTCAGGGTTAGACCAACCAATGGCTTGCAATGCCATGCGATCCACTGCAATCGGGTCATACATGGCTGGGTTCGAGCCTTGCAACCGCTTCAACGCCATCACCTTCATCAGGCGTTGGGTCTGGCTTGCCGTGTTAGGATCGGCTTGCGGCACGAGGTCGATCTGGTTGATGGCACGGATAAAGGTTTCCTCGTCCCACTTACGGGCGGGGCGCTTGTTCTTCTGCCAAAACGATTCGGGGTTCTCGCGGAAGCACTTCACCAGAAGCTCAAACTCTTCCGACTGCGCGGTGTGCATACGCTTGTGGACCGATGACAGCACCTTGGTGGCTTGGTCAATCAGCGCAATGGTCGTGCCTACTGGCGCGTCTTGCTTGCCCTCGCCAACTGCCGCCTCTGCTGTACCGCCGACACGCATACCCGTCTGGTTGATGCTCTCAACAAGCGTCATCAGGCCAGAGCCGACATCCTTGTATGGCAAAGGCATAACGGCGTCCGAGATCGGAGCACCGCCCGTCTTGATCAATGCACCACCGCCAGGCGGGATGCGGAAGATGTTGGTGTTCTGCCGAGCGCCAGCGTCAGAGTATAGGAAGCCAGGGAAGTTGGCGTACATACCCGCGTCAAGCATCTCGCGCCAAGCGGCAGTCAGTGCGTTCGTGGTATTACCAAGGATATGTAGCAAGCCGAGGTCGTAGAAACCCATCCCAGGCACAAAGGTATACTTCACGAAAGACTGCCGTGGCTCTGGCAGTTCCTTTGTGTCCTCGTCAAAGTTACGGACGATGGATAGGATTTCGTGGGACGAGACGTCGATCGTTACGCGGAACGGTATCTCTAAGCCTGTTTCCTTGCCCTTGCGGCGGTGTTCAAAGCCTTTGATCTCCAGTTCGCAGTAGCACTCGTATATCTCGCGATCACGGTCCTCTGGGTTGTCCGTACCGCCTTCGCTGATGCCCTGTTGGTTCTTCTTCTCGCGTTGCGCGGCATCGAGCTTGATCTGCTTGGCTTGCGACAGGTCCACGTCGCGGTACACGCCGAGGATTTGCATCCGCTTGACGGTCGATGGGCGCATGTAGATGCGGTGGGTGATGCGCGTCGCGTTGGTCAGGTCGGTTGCCGAGTTGTTGACGATGAGGTCGTCGGCGTCGATGCTTTCGCTAACTGGACGGTTTCGTAGGGGACAAAAATAAACTTTCTTGAACGCCGTCCCGCCAAAGCCCAACATGAGGAGCATTCGATCGGTATCAGGGTAATACTCTCTGGCAGTGGACGTAAGGTAGTGATTGAGGTCGTTTTCGAGGTCATTGGCCAACTCGTCGGTTTCGTCGGTGGCGTTATTGTTGTCCTCGCGGATTTTTACAGGACCATCCGTAGGCAGTAACTCTGACCGAGCATTCGCTTGGAAACGTAACACTGCTTCGAGCAAGAGCGGGTGCCGAACGCGGGACATACCTTCAACGGGTGCCCCGTCTGCCGCGCCAGCAAGGCCTGGTATCTCAACTTTGAGGCCCAAAAGTTTAATGCCCTGAGCGCGATCCTCGATCCACTCCTGACGCGATTTAAGATCATTCTCAATGCCCTTCATCAGGTCTTCGGCGATGCGGCCTAGCTCATCCTTGGATATGTCATCGACAAGGTTGTCGAACCACCCCTCGCGGTGCGGCTTCTCGGCCCTCTCTAGCGGTTCACCGTCGATCGAGAACTCGATGGAGCCGTCGGGCAATTGGATAGACATGATGTTGCCATGCTCGTCCACCTCGGTGGTCGGCGTGTCTTCCAAAATCTCGACCTCAAAGTCTTCCATAGTGGTTAAGCCCCGTATAGTGGTTCAGGTTCCCGCCCGTGGTGCAAGCGGTTGTCCTCGTAGTTCTGCGTCACCTCGTCGGTTCTGAGGATAAACCCAGAACGGCGCAAGTAGCGCATAGCCATCGAAACTGTATCTACTAAATCGTCGTGCTTGGCTTTCGGGAAGCGCATACACTGGCTGATCACCTCGTCTGCCCACGCCTTGTCGGGGCAGTAAACCAGACCTTCCTCGAACAGATGTTGCACCGAGTAAAGGCGGGACATCTTGTCGATGGACCCTGGATCTTCGAGTTGAACGCCGAAATCCCTTCCTGAATACATCCTTCTTAGCTCTCGCGCAACTGGCATCCCCACCGACTTGTTTTCGATCAACAGGCGGGACACCTTCCACCTCTGACAGGTTTCGCTGACCTTGGCGATCAGGTCTGGCATTTCAAGGTGTTGCTGCCATGCGTACATCAACATGATGCGGGGAGGCACCTCCTTCTCATCGTATGTGCGGACAATGTGGTATCCGTTCTTGCCCATCATGCGTGTCGCGTGGGTCTTGGGGTCGTCTGTCCACACGCCCCATACGGTCATAGCCGAGGGATCGTTCTCGGTCTTCTGGGTGTACGCGGTATCCAGTGATGCAATGATGTAGTCGAAGGGTGGGAACTTGGGATCGTCCCACAACTGCCAGTGCTTGCGCTTGATGATACCGCCGTCTTCTGGTGTCGGTTGCTGTTGGAACTGCCCAGACGCGGCGTATGTGCCCATGATCTTCTTGTCGCGCTCGACCACGAACTTGGGGAAGCGGTTGGGGAACATCAGTTCACCCTTGACGGTGCGCGGGTCTTCCCAACCCAACAGGGTCGGTGCCGCTCGATCGGGATCGTACTCCATCGGGATCATGATGTGGTCGTAGCCCATCTGCTTCTCGATGATGATGCCAGACACGTCCTCCTCATGGAGGCGCTGCATGATCACCACGATGGCTGACTTGTCGGGGTTGTTCAGACGGGTCGGGATGGCGCGTTCGAACGTTTCGGTGACCGTTTGCCGCTCTGCCTCGGAGTTGGCGCTGTTGACGCTGTGCGGGTCGTCGATGATGACGCGGTCGCCACGGGAACCCGTGATCGAGGTCATGGCGATGGCTTGGCGAAACCCGCTTGCCGTGGTTTCGAACTTGGTCTTTGCGTTCTGGTCGCCCGTCAGGACCACGCGGTCGCCCCACCGTTCCTGATACCATTCGGACTGGATCAGGCGGCGCATCTTGGTCGAGTCGCGGATGGCGAGGTCTACGTTATGCGAGGCGCAGACGTATCGTAGGTATGCCATGTCACGCGGCCCCCATTCCCATGACGGCCACAGCACGTTGCAGAGCAAGGACTTCATCGCGCCAGGCGGGACGTTGATCAGGAGGCGATTGTAGTACCGCTCATCGTCGAGCATAGCCTCCTCGGTGATGGCTGTCAGATGCTCGGCAATGGCATCGATGTGCCAGTTGTGCTTGTACTCTTGCCCTGGCTCGATGACGTGCCACGCTTGCTTGATGTACTCGACGAACGACAGTTCGCACATGCGCTTTTCAACCGCGAAGCGCGAGGCATCGAGGTTGATCTTCTGGCCGTCGAGCATCATGAAGGTCATTTTGGCGGCTCTGGTAATGGCATCCAATGGGTTGCCTCAATACCAGTAACGCAACACCCACATCCATTGTGTTTTGGTTCCATGCCTCCATAACTTCCATATTCAACAAGCCACCTGTTTTTTCCGTCCCATATTAGGTATTCGAAGCCGTCTTCCTTCGGCGCCGTTTCTATTGGTTGCCAGTTCATGCGATCATTAGCCATAAACTCGGCGACGGCTTCCCAACCACGCTTCTGCTCTCGTGTGAGAAGCTCATACGGGATCGCTGGGCTTTGGTGTTGATTGAACACCGAGTACAGCGTGATTGCACGGTCGATTGTTCGAACGGTCGATAGGTTGATCATGGCTTGTAATCCTTATCAACCGTACCGAACACGTTTTCTTTGTTCCACTTGAGGCGTTCATCAAACGATCTTGGACTGCTTGACGATTCCCATATCCGAGCCACAATCTTCTCCCGCCTGATCCGCTCTGCCTCATCGCGGTCTTGCTTGCGCTTGTCGCGGTAGTCGTCGGTCTGCATGTCGGGGTTAGCATCGATCATGGCTTCCAGAAGGCCCAGAACGGTGCTTGCATCCTGTGCAATCATGCTCGTTGGGTTCCAACGCTTTAGCTCGATCATCAGCGTCTCGATCTGGCTCTGGCACATCGACAGGCTCTTGATCGCGTCCGTGTAATGCTTACGGGGCACCATAGTAGCCATGTCTTGCTTCAGGCGGGTATACTCATCCAGATAACGATTTTCGGCTTCCTCGACCTTCTCTGCCTCGGCGGCGGCTATAGCGTACCATCCGTAATGATGGGCAATAGATTCCCCATCCCACGTTGTCCTCGACATAGGATACGCTTTCCTATGCCAAATCTCATACAACTGCTCTGCGCGTTTATACATCTGTCCATCTCCCGATTTGAACTGGCCCAAAACGCCAGCGTTTACATTCCACCCAAGGGTATATCTCCTCGCTAACCCGCCACCATGTGCGCCAACCGAAGCCAACCCACTTAATCTTCCATGTATTCTTCATCTGGTCCCTCTATTGCCGCCACAAGAGCCTCGCGCACCGCGATAAGCTGATCCATGTCCAAAGCCTCGGCCTCGATCACGCGGCCCTCGACAACCTTCACGTTGGCGTTCACGTCAATCTTTTCGCCATAGCGGAAACGCGCCAATCGTATGGCTTGCCAACGCCGCTCGTTTACCAGTTCCTTGCGTACTTCCCAAGGCGTGTCGGCCCAATCGCCGAGGCCGCGCAAGATCGCCTCGTTCTCTTCGACACGCGGCTCGATGCTTAATTCACGCGCACGGGCGTATTCTGACATAAAATACGGGTCACGATGTAGTTCACGGTTCATCGTGCGATAATCAAGACCAACTTGCTGATCCGCACAGATTTCGGTCGCTGATCTACCAGTTGCGATCTGCTCACAGATGTAAGCCTTCATCGCATCGTTCATCAGTCTAGGTGGTCCGCGTTTCGCCATTTAAATCTCCCCTGTTGGCGCTTTGTACACC